TGCTACCAATGCTCGTCCCATTGTTGACTCCATCGGTATTGGCGCTGGCGTGGTTAGCCGTCTACGCGAGATGGATGTCCCGGTCCTGGCCTTCAATGCGGCTGAGCACTCCGACGGACGAGACCATTCTGGAGAGCTATCTTTTGCGAACAAGAGAGCACACGCCTGGTGGAACCTGCGTGAACTTCTCGACCCCTCAGGACCGCATAAGATCGCGCTGCCTAACGACGATCTACTCATCGGAGATCTCACGTCACCACGTTGGCGAGTTCTCTCAGGAGGACGAATCCTCATCGAGTCAAAGGACGACATCAGGAAGCGTCTAGGTCGTAGCACTGACACTGGAGACGCCGTAGTGATGGCGTTCTCTGTCAACGCTCTCAGTCTGGGTAACTACGATGAAGAGCGCACCGCCAACCGCCCATTCTTCTACGATGACTACGTGAAGGGTGGCAGTCCTCTCGCCGGCATTCTAGACCGGGAGTTCTAAGGAGGTACACCATGGGTCTCTGGCCACTGTTCCGGAACTCTCAGTCGACTACCATCCAGCTGGCTGGTCCCGCGCCTGAGACGAAGCTTCCCAAGGATGACCTGATCCGAGAACTGGGCGGCACTGGCACACAGATCTTCGGTGGGTTCCTCTCTCAGGAGGACTACAACTCGGATCTCAACTCGTCGAAGATGTACGACGTCTACGACAAGATGCGCAAGGCTGACGGCACTGTGCGAGCAGGCCTGAACGTAGCCAAGCTTCCGCTGCTGAGAACGGACTGGTACGTAGAGCCCGCCTCAGACAATGAACAGGACGTGCAGATCGCTGCTGACATTGAGGAGAACCTCCTGTGTGGCATGACGATTAGCTGGCACGACTTCCTTCGGCATGCACTGCTACACCTGGACTTTGGTAGCATGCCCTTCGAGAAGGTCTGGGAAGTACGCGACGGACGCATCCAGATCCGCAAGCTTGCTCCCCGTATGCCGAAGACTGTCGTCAAGTGGCTGGTCGATGACACTGGCGGCTTCGCTGGCATCACTCAGGGAATGGTCTCGAATGCCGGGTACGTCCAGGTGGACATTCCCAGTGAGAAGTGTCTCGTGTTCGTGAACGAGCGTGAGGGCAGTGACTACCGTGGCACGTCCGTTCTCCGTGCTGCCTATAAGCACTGGTACATGAAGGACCGAATGTACATCATCGACGCTATCTCGCAGGAGAAGCGTGGTCTGGGCGTCGATGTTGGTAAGCTGAGCAGCACGGTCACGAAGGGGCAGCGTCAGGAAGCAGAACGTGCTCTCATGACGATCCGCTCTCATGAGAAGAACTACCTCATCGAGCCCGATTGGCTGGACTATCGCGTAGAAGGTCTCGGTCGTGGCGCTAGTCGTGATGGCCTGCCTAGCATCGAGCATCATGACGTGCAGATCCTTCGGTCCATCCTGGCGGAGTTTGTGGCGATGGGACAGAGCGGTGGTTCCCTCGCTATGCACCGGGACAAGAGCACGTTCTTCCTCATGGCTCTCGAGGCAATCGCCGAGAATATCTGTGAGACGATGAACCGCTACCTCATTCCGCAGATGGTAGCGTACAACTATCCCAACATCGGTGAGTTCCCGGAACTACACCACTCACGACTTGACACTAGGGAGATCGGTGTGCTCGCTGATGCTGTGTCCAAGTTCGTGTCTGCATCCGCTCTCACGGTGGACAGGGAGATCGAGCAGGACATCCGGGCTCTGCTGGAATTTCCGGAACTGCCCGATGACGATGATGTTGGTGAGGCTCCTGCCCCAGACGCGGATAGCCCGGCGGCTGAGGAGAGCCTGCTGTCTGCTCAACACCGTAACCTTCGTCGGTTCCGTACACGGCGCAATGCCCGCATTTACGCTAACGGAGGGCGCATACCACCGAGCAAGCGTGCTCCGGGTCGTGTTGCTCAGTACAGCGCGTCACAGCGGACCTCACGCATCACTGCCCGCTTCACCACGGGTGGCGTGCGCGTTGACTTCGGTAAGCTGGACCAGCTACTGAACGACGCTGAGGACGCGATCATGAAGTCCATGAACGAAGTCCAGAAGCGACAGATCCAGACGTTGCTTCGGCTAGCGTCGTCCATCATCGCGAAGGGAGATCTGCAGAAAGTCGGTACGATCAGCGTGCCGTACAAGCAAGATCTCGCTGAGGCGGCGTTCAGTGTGCTCTCGGATCTGTATCTCCAGGGCCAGAAGGAGGTTCAGACGGAACTGTCCAGCCAGAACCCTGTTCTCGTGTTTGCTGAGCCCGTCGATGTGAGCAGCAAGCAAGATGTGCTGACGTTCCTGCGATACAAGGCTGAAGCGATGGCAGCACTGTTCGCCGACAAGCTGAAGTCTGCATTCGTCTGGAACGTGCTGGATCAGGCTAAGAGCGGCGAGTACAACGGCCCAGCACTGGAGGCAGCGTTCAACAGTATTAGCGAACGTGAAGCCCGTAAGATCGCTGGTGGCACTGTTGGTGAAGCGTTCAACTTCGGACGTAACACGGCAGCAGAGCAGTCCGCGAATCACATCAAGCGTGTGGAGTACAGTGCCCTTCTCGACAGCGGCACATGCGGCCCATGCAACGAAGCAGACGGCAAGACGTTTGCCTATGGCTCAGCCGAGATGGACCAGTACAAGCCTCCGTATGCCGCGTGTGAGGGCAAGGGGAACTGCCGGTGCATTCTCGTGTTCGTAACGGAGTGACCTGATGTATGAGTATCGCGCCAAGTGTCTTCGAGTAGTGGACGGTGACACAATCCACGTTGATGTTGATCTTGGCGTCGATATCCACGTCAATCTCACTGTCCGGCTGTACGGCATCGACACCCCGGAGCTCTCAAGCCCTGAGGGCCAGTCTGTTCGGGCGTACGTCAGCGGAGTGCTGCTCGGGAAGGAGTTCACGCTCAAGACCCTCAAAGACAAGCGAGAGAAGTTCGGACGCTATCTCGGCATCATCATCTTGGACACTGGTGAAGAGTTCAATCAGCGACTCGTTGACCAGAACATGGCGAAGCAATACTACGGAGGGAAGCGATGACGCTGAAGACTGTTACGGTTCCGGGTGTTGAACTGATTGCTGCTGGCACGTGGCAGGGTCACAACTGTCCTGAGGGCGGCTGCCGTATCACGGGTGCAGACATCGATGAGATGGTGCACGCGTACGAATCCACCAAGGGCACGTTCGACGCGCCAGTCAAGCTGGGACATGATGACCAGCAGAAACTCCTGCAGCGTGACGGCTACCCTGCGGCTGGCTGGGTGACGAATCTTCGGCGTGTCGGTGACAAGCTGGTGGGTGACCTGGAGAAGGTTCCGGCGCTCATCGCTGACCTCATGAAGAGCGGAGCCTACCGCAAGCGATCCTCGGAGATCAGGCCAAATGCGGAGGTCAACGGTCAGAAGTTCAAGTGGGTATTCAGCGGTCTTGCACTGCTAGGCGCAGACCTTCCGGCAGTGGAAGGACTCGCTGATATCGAGAAGCTATACGCTTCACTTCGGCTCGAGAAGGAAGAGGGGACCGAGATCCTGTACTTCGAGGCCGATAACCCCGTGGACAGTATCGTCAAGAGACTGGAAGATCTGGTCTCAGAGGCGGAGTCACTGATCCGCGGCCAACGGGGAGCGCCCAAGCTCCGGCACCTCGTCCAGGCAGCGAAAGAAGAACTTCGCCGCGTGGCCAAGACACCCATGGAGAAGAAGGACATGACCATCGATGAGAAGGCCCTGCGTGAACTCCTTGGCCTCGGCGAGGATGCCGATGTGCTGGAGGCGGTGAAGGGACTCAAGACCCCGACCAAGACGGAAGAGAAGACGGACAGCGGCGAAGCTGAGAAGCTGGCCAAGGAACTGTCCGCCATGCAGGCTCGCGTCCTCGAGCTGGAGAAGAAGGACGCAGAAGGTGCCGCTGCCGGCCTGGTCAGCGACGCCATTCGTGACGGCAAGCTCCTGCCCGCTCAGAAGGAATTCGCGATGGGCTTCGCTCTTCGTGACGCTGACGGGTTCAAGAAGTTCGTTGAGAGCCAGCCCAAAGTGCTGGAGTTCGGCGAGCGTGGTTCTAGCGGCAACACGCAGACCAGCGTGAACCTGCAGGAACTGGAGCCGACTGAGTCGGAGATCAAGGCCGCCCGTGCCCTCGGCATGTGGTCGGACGAGTATCGTCTCGGTCTCATGAAGACGAAGGCCGTGCAGAAGGGCATCGAACTTCCGCTCGACTTCGGGAAGAAGAAGGAAGAGCAGAAGAGCTGAGGTTCCTGCTAGAGGAACTGTAGTTCTTCATGCCCATCCACCAGCATCCCACCCGGAAGAAGTAGTACGGGGCACTAAGGGAAGGAGAATCAATCAATGGCCGCTCTTTCTGCGGATCGGAACACCCTCTCCAAGGAGGGCAATGTTCAGCAGTACCCGGTGGATGGTGGCAGCACTATCTACAAGGGTGCACTCGTCGCGATCAACGCCGCCGGGTACCTCATTCCTGCGGCTGACGCTGCCAGCGCTCGCGTTGTTGGCGTAGCTGACGAGAAGGTTGACAACTCTGCTGGTGCAGACGGCGATCTGAACTGCCGCGTGGTCTCTGGTCGCGCGTTCAAGTTCGACGCTACTGCCATCACGCAGGCCATGGTCAACCAGATCATGTACGTCGTTGACGACCACACGTTCGACGACAGCCAGGGCACCAACGGCATCAAGGCAGGGCGCCTGGTCCAGTACGTGTCCGCCACCTCCGGCTGGATCTTCATCCCGCGCGGCGGTATCTCTGAGGGCACTGTCGTGGCCAACGCCACGGACCTCGCTACTGCTGAGGCCCTCGTCAACGACATCAAGACCATCATCAACAACGGCCTCCTCGGCTAGTTCTCAGCTAGCCTCCACCATCAACCTCTGGAGAAAGAACAATGGCTGTCGTCAACAGCGACTTCCTCTCCGGTCTTCTGACGAACTTCCGCGCGATCTTCGAGCAGGACTTCCAGGCCGCTATGGCTTTCCAGTCCTGGTCGGATATCTCCATGCGGATGCAGTCGGACACTGAGACCGAGAGCTACAACTGGTTCGGCACCGTCCCCGTCATGGAGGACGTCACTCATGGCTCGCCTACTCTCGGCGGCCTCGGCAAGTACAACTTCAGCATCACGAACAACGTCTACAAGGCCGCTCTTGAAGTCGCTCGAACTGCTATCGAGGACGACAAGCTTGGCCTGGTCCAGCCGCGTCTCCGCCAGCTTGGTCCGGAGGCCGCACGTCATCCAGGTGAGCTGATCTTCAAGCTCTTCAAAACTGGTACCACTGACCTGGCGTTCGATGGCACTGCGTTCTTCGCCAACACTCGCGTGATTGGCAATAGCGCCAACATCGACAACCTGGCAGCTGGCACCGGAACCACGGTGGCTCAGTTCCAGGCTGACCTGGCGACCATCCGTGCTACGATGCTCCGGTTCCAGGACGATCAGGGCCGGCCTATGAACCTGCGTCCGAACACCCTCGTCGTTCCTCCGGAACTGACGCAGGTCGCGTACCAGGCTCTCAACACCAACCTCGGCAACGCCAAACAGGACGTTCCTGTGCCGTCGGCCACAGACGGCAAGTTCCAGGCCGCCGGCTACACCGTCATTGAGAACCCGTATCTCACTGACACGAACGACTGGTACGCGCTCCACATCGACGGCGCCATCCGGCCGTTCATCTTCCAGGACCGGCTCCGGCCGTCTCTGGAGGGCATCACGTCCCCGACCTCTGAGACGGGTGTGCTGCTCGACAAGTTCATCTACACCGTCCGCGCACGGTATAACGTCGGCTACGGCGACCCGCGCTACGCGGTCAAGGTAGTCAACACCTAGTCCTACGCGCTAGGACGCCAAAATAGCACGTTTTGGGGACAGGGGGCATGAGTACACTGCTCATGCTCCTCCCCAGGCGTGTCGGCCAGTACGCGAAGCCACACAGGGTCTTACGGAGGAGCACACGCATGGCATACTGTGACACCACGGACGTTCAAGCACTGCTCCCTCAGTTTACCCTGTCAACGACCACCAAGCCCACCCTCGTCCAGACCGGACTGTTCATCGACGACATCGCTGCGGAGATGGACATCTACTTGGCTCGAGGTGGAGTGACTACACCGGTCACTACTCCAACGACGTTCACTACCTGGCTGAAGAAGGTGAACGCTGAAGGAGCCGCGGCCACTGTGCTCAGAGGCATGTTCCCGGGCCAGATGCAGAATGCCAACCAGGTGTCGTCTCCAGCTGATATGTGGGAGGCACGCTACAAGGCAGCACTGAAGCTGATCCAGGACCAAAAGTTTCTCAGCAGCATCACAGGCTCCGGAGATGATCTGCAGGTACCAACCACGTACCTCACGAACAATCCGGACGAGGAGGAAGACATTGGCGAGATCGCGGAACCGTTCTTCAAGCTCGGGCACACGTTCTGATCGTGAACCCCAGCCAGCAGCCCCCACACGTCTACCACGAAACACCGAACCTCCGACGCATGACGAAGTCTCCTGCAACGAACGTGAAGATGGTCTTCACTTCTTCGTCGCAAACAAGTGCACGTACTGCGGCATCGGTCGAAAGATGGGGTGAGTCGTGTTCACAATGCGAGCGACTGTCACGGGAGACACAGCACTGATCAGAGCGTTCAGTCGTTTCGGTGAGGGTGTCAAGGACATACGACCAGCGCTGGAACTGATCGCCGATGACATGCGGCTGATGGGGAAGGACCTCTTCAATTCTCAGGGTGGCTCTGGCGGCTCCAAGTGGCATCCGCTCGCACCGTCAACACTGCGGCGTAAACCACCAGGTCTTCCCATCCTGGTTCGTAGCGGTGCTCTCCGGGAATCTCTGACGTCAACAGGTGGCGACAACATTACGAAGATCTCCCGCAACAAACTGACGTTCGGTACACGTGATCCGAAAGCTGGGTTCCACCAGCACGGCACGTCCCGAATGCCAGCGCGCCCTGTGCTGATGATCACGGAGCGTGACAAGAAGCGGTGGGTGAAGATCATGCAGCGTCACCTCGTCGGTCTCGCGCGTGATGCTGGGTTCCTGTCGTACCGAGGAGGTAGCTGATGGCGTGGACAATGGTCGAGGGTATCATCGACGCTCTCAACACGTACCTCCAGACCAACCTGCCAGCAAAGATCACAGCACTCAACACTGAGTACGACGATACGTACACGCTGGCAGACGTCGTGGCGTTCTACGTTGGCCAGAAGGACATGGACCAGGTACCTCAGTTCCCAGCACTGTTCATTCTCGGTGGAGACGCTAACGTCGCTGGCTTCAATGGCACGTACACCGACGCCGAGTACGAGATAGCCGTGTCCATCATGATCATGGACCAGGACGCTGAGGCCATCCAGAGGCGGCTGTACCGCTACGTTCGAGCCGTGTGGGAGTGTATCGTTGACGCTCACGCTGCTCTCAGTCTCAATGGTGCCCGCATCATCGGGAATCCGGTGCTCGGGTACAGCGACACGTTTGGGAGTACCTCTCAGTACATCGCTGAGGGTCATGTCGTCTTCAAGTCTCGGAACCAGGAGAATCGCTAATGGCCCGAAAGGTTCACGAACAGAACCCCAGCCCTGTGTACGTCGCGAACACGGGCCTGACGTGGTGGGGTCCAGAGATATCGGCGCGACTGTACGCCGGAGAACAGATCCCCCATCACCTTCGTGGCGAAGAGCTGACGATTGAGTCCGGGGAGATCCTGCCCGAGGAGTACGTGACGTCCTGCAGTGCTAGCCTCGTGTGGCTTCTCGAGCAGGGCCTGATTCAGGAGGTCCGCTAGTGGCGAAGTGGAGTTCCGCTGACGTACCGTTCTTCATCATCGCCGGCTATGACCTTCGGGGAGATACCACGGAGTTTGCCGCGGGGAAGATGGCGGAGGTCCGAGACAAGACCGTTCTTGGTGACACGTGGAGGCAGTTTCAGAAGAACGGCATCAAGGGAGGGGAGATCACACAGAACGGTCTGTTCGATGACGCTGTTGGCCATAGCCACGAACGCTTCAAGGATCCAGACGGTTCTGCCAAGATTATGATCTTCCCCTGGGCTGGCGGTGCTGTTGGCACTCAGTTCACTGGGTTCGAGGGCGCGTGTCAGGTGGGCTATGAACGTCGCGTAGCCGTTGGTGAACTCCATGGTGCTGCCGCGAAGTACATCGTCCACGGTGCTGTAGAGGACGGCATCATTCTTCATCCGTGGGGAGCTGAGACTGCTGACGGTAACACTGAAGGCGCTACGTCCCAGGACGCTGGTGCTAGCAGTGCCAACGGTGGCTCAGGCTATCTCGGCATCACTACGCTGACGCTTGGTACTGCCACGAACCTCAGCGTCAAGATACGCCACTCTGCTGACGACGTCACCTACGCCGACCTGCTCACGTTCACAGCGGCTACAGCCGTCACTGCTGAGCGAAAGACGGTCACGGGTACTGTCAACCGACATCTCGCCTCCAAGTGGACGTGGACCGGAGGCGCAGGAGGTGGAAGCACTGCGACATTCGTAGTCGGCTTCTGCCGCGGCTAGTCTCATCTCGAATTCTGAAGGAGATATCACATGGCGAAGTATAGCTCTCCGGACCTCGTAGTCAAAGTCGATAACAACGGCGGTTCTCTCGTTGCTCTGACAGCGTACGTCAAGAGCATCGGTGGGTTCGCTCCCAGCGTCGAGACTGCTGACATCACCACGTTCGGTGACACGTGGCGAAAATTCCAGGCTCACCTCAAGAACGGTGGCGACTTCACCCTCGATGGTGACTACGACACTACGGCCACCACGGGTCCGGACGCAATCCTCAATGCCATCGGTGACACGCGCACCGTGGAGATCGACTGGACTGGCACGACTGCCGGTATGCCGAAGACCTCAGTTGAAGCGATAATCACCAAGTATGAACGCAAGGCTGCGGTCGGCAATCTCCAGGGCTTCAGCTGCTCGTTCAAGTGCACGGGCGCCGTCACTGAGGGCACCAACTAGACACCAGTAGGAGGACCGGCTCAAAACGTGGGGACTGCTGGCGTGAACATGCTCTTCCTCCTGGGCGCGTCAGCAGTCCCCTCCAGTCGTCGGAGGAAGAACAATGGCATTCACACCCCGGAACCTTACCCGTCCTGCAGCCTTTCAGCATCGCTGGGAACTCATCGACTTCACGGATGACGGCTATCCTGGCTTCCTCGCGGAGGCCTGGGCTACTGCCCCACTGTCCAAGACACGCCAGATCGTGGAGACCAGGGACGAGGGCCAGATGCGCGAGCTACTGCTCGAGCTATACCCCAACTGGAACTTCGTCGATGAGGATGGCGCGGATATTCCACACGAGCCTGAGGGATTCGAGAAGATGCCTCAGAACTTGATCGTCCAGCTAGTACGGAGGTACAGGGATCTCATCACCGAGGTGAAGAACCCAAACTAGCCGAGAGCCTGAAGGCATACTTCGCTGCTCGTAACAGTGCGAGTCCCCTTCCGGCTCCGATTGAATACCTCTGTTACAAAGTGGGACGCATCTACGGAGTTCCACCGTGGGAAGTAGAGACGTGGCCTGCGCAAGAGGTCAATAACCTCCTGTGGATTATGGACCGAGACTACGTCCTGCAGAAGGCGTTCCCCCTAGAGGAGGAGTAGACAGTGCCTGACGAGATCTCCATAGTTCTTTCGGCACGAGACGAGGGCATCTCGTCAGTCACTGACAAAGTCAAGAACAATCTCAATGGTGTAGCGGAGGCTGCCCGCAAGGTTGAGAGCGACGGAGCCAAGGGCGCTTCTGGGCTTCGTAACGTGGGAGACGCGGCCAACCACGCTGCTACACAAGCGGAGGGTGCACGCGGAAAGTTGGGCGGCCTGGGCAGTGCACTGGGCTCCATTGCTACCATCGCCAGTGGGTTCGTTGTAGCTCAGGGACTGATGAAGATCCCGGGCATTCTCGGTGGAGCCGTGGACGCCGCTTCTGATCTCAACGAATCCCTGTCAAAAGTACAGGTCGTCTTTGGTGAGGGTGCTGGTGAAGTAGAGAAGTGGGCGGATGGTGCTGCCAATGCGATGGGCCAGTCGAAGCAGGCGGCTCTTGAGGCAGCGGGTACCTTCGGAAACTTCCTGCAGGCCATGGGACAGACACCTGCTGTCGCCAAGGATATGTCGCTGACGATGGTTCAGCTGGCAGGTGACCTCGCGTCCTTCAACAATGCAAACCCCGAAGAAGTCATCGTAGCTCTGCGGGCTGGCCTGTCCGGTGAAGCGGAGCCAATGAAGAAGTTTGGCGTAGCTCTGTCTGAGGCGGCTGTCAGCGCTAAGGCGGCGCAGATGGGCATCGCGCCTCTGGGTGCTACGCTCACTGAGCAGCAGAAGATCGCCGCCCGCTATGCCATCATCCTGGACCAGACCAAGACGGCTCAGGGTGACTTCGCGCGTACTGCTGACGGTGCTGCCAACAAGCAACGCATTCTCGCTGCTACTGCTGAGGACCTCTCCGCCAAGATCGGCCAGAAACTACTGCCCGCTAAGATCGCTCTCATGGGCTTCATGGTGAGCACTGTTCTTCCAGGCATCGATAAGGGCATCACGCTCTTCGGCAATCTCGCTGGTAAGGCCGTTGAACTGGGCAGCATGCTGGGCGACATTCCGCTGCCTGACTTCAGCGGTAAAATCGGTGACGTCATCAGTGATCTGCAGGACTTCGCGGGCACGCTCACGGGTGTAGTGTTCCAGGACATCCTGTCTGGGGACTTCGCTGCGGCCTGGGAAGACATTGGCTTCGCAATCGGTGAACTGTCGTACCAGCTGACAGGCAGCACTGCGTCATTTGATGCCATCACGACGGTCTTCGAGAATCTGCGGGAGATCTTCGATAACGTCAAGCCTGCGGTGGAGGAGTTTGCCTCTGGTTCACTCGCCGGACTGCTCATTGTAGCGTCCGCCCTGGCCCCCATAGTGGTTCAGCTGGCTACACAGGGCTTCGGGGTACTCTCCAGTGCCGTAGCCGCCGTACGCGACGCCTGGAATGGCCTTCCAGACTGGGCTAAGACTGCTATTGAGATCAGCGTTGTAGCCGGAGCGTTTGTGGCGCTCGCTGGCCCCGTGTTGGCTCTTGGTGCTGGCGTGCTGTACATCATTGGACGCTGGGACGAGCTGAACGCTAAGTTCCCGATCATTGGACAAACGATTGATGCCGTTCAGCATCAGTTCGAGAAGTTCAACAATGACGTCGTACCAGCGTTCAAGAACGGTGCCATCGCTATCGGTGTAGCAGTTGGTCTCATCACCGCTCCACTGATCGCTCTGGGTGGCGTAGTCGCTGCCGCTCTCATAGCCGTCGTCAACACGTTCCGTGAGGACTTCGACGAGATCAAGAACATCGTCAAGCCCGCGTTTGAACTCATCTCCGGAATCGTCAAGAACGAGATCAAGGTCATCACTGACGTCATCAACGTTGGTTTGGCATTGATGCGTGGAGACTGGAGTGGCGCCTGGGATGCTATGAAGCAACTCGTGTCAGACATCTGGAGCGGTATGAAGGAGACTGTCCGCAACGGATTCGACCTGGTGCTGGCTGTCATCCGGAACGCTCCAGTGCTCATCCTTGACCTCACCAAGAACTTCGTGGATGCGTTCAGCACTATCGCTCACGCCATGATTGACGGCATGGTGAGTGCTATCGGTGAGAAGGTCTCTGATGTAGTTACAGCCATCTGGCATCTCAAGGACAATGTTATCAGTGGTCTCGGCAATGCTGCGGATTGGTTGAGGGGAGTGGGACAGCAGATCATCCAGGGTCTCATCCAGGGCATCGAGGATAAACTCGGAGATCTCTGGGGAGTGCTGGGTAGCATTACGTCGAAGATCCCCCTGCACAAGGGACCGCCTGAGGTGGACCGAGAACTTCTGCGACCTTCCGGACAGATGATCATCCAAGGTCTCGCCACAGGCATGCAGGACGAGATGCCCGGAGTTATTCAAACTCTGGAGACGTTCACGGGCCAGATCGCCATGACTGCCGCTGCTACGGCTTCGGTCCTGAAGGACGTTGGTCTGCCAGTTGGTGGATACGATGGCCACGCAAAGTACAACCCCAACACTGGGCAGTACGACCTTACTGGCACGGCCCCGAACCCGGGCGCAGGTATCATGGCAAACTTCGATGTTGGCATGTTCTCTCCGGTGCCTCTGTCCGCTGGAGAACGCATGGCCCTCGGGGACCAGGCCTACAATAGCTACATCAACGGCCTTGGTGTTACAGCGTCTGTAGGCACGTACAGACCCTCTGATGCGGAGGTAGCCAAAGCGTTCACCAGTGCTGCCGCATCCGGCGGTGGCATTGACCCGAAGACTGGTCTCTGGATGGGCTACGGTGCAGAGATCGCCAACACTCCGAAGAACATCACCATCAGCATTCCGAACTACCTCGGAGACAAAGCAGATGTAGCTCGAGAGATTGTTCTGGAGCTACGTCGACAGGGGATTGACATCTAATGGCTCTCACCTACAGTCTCAGTATGTACGTTGACTGGAACGACGATGGTGACTACCTCGATGCGAACGAGGACGTGTCAGCGGACCTGTTCTCAGTTGGCACTCGTAGAGGCCGCGCCTCACTCAACGACGACTACAAGGCCGGGGAGATCAACTTCAAGCTCCGGAACCTGTCAGGCACGTATGCGCCTTTCAACTCTGGGTCTGCTCTCTCCGGCCTCATCTATCCAGGTCGTCCCCTGAAGTTCGTGTGCACTGTCAACGGCACTGACTACGACGTGTTCACGGGCACTCTCGGTGATATTGGTCAGCCTTCTCGTGTCGGGGATCTGCCAGCTGTTCAGTTCGGTGGCTACGACGCGTTCGAGAGCATGGGTCGAAAGAAGAACGTTCGCATCGACCTGCAGGAGAACAAGCGTGTAGACGAACTGATCACTGCCGTTCTGGACACGTATGGCTGGTCAGCCTCCGCACGTGACCTGGACGTAGCGACCCAGACTATAGACCAGTTCTGGATCCATCGTGACACAGCGATGAATGCACTGCGTCAAGCAACCAAGCAGGAACTCGGAAGCCTGCTGTTCATGGACCGAAGCGGAAACGTCGTGTTCAGAAATAAGCACTGGCGTGGTGGCAGAACGTCGGCGTTCACAACGACTGGCGGTCAGATGTTCAACCTGGGTCTACGGCGTGAAGACTTCGTGGACAGTGTCAGCTACAGTCGCGCAGGTCTAGACGTTGACACAGCGACAACAGTGCTCTTTACACTGTCTCCTACGGGCCGGAGAATGGCGCCGGGCACTGCCAGTGCACTGAACACCCTGAATGGCGCATACGCGGTCGCTGGAAAGAGCGTAGTGACCCCCGTGGCCACAACGGACTACGTGTTCAACAGTGCTGCTGATGGCACCGGAACAGATAAGACCGCGCAGGTCACAGTCGACACGTTCACAAGCTTTGGAGGCGGCTTCCAGATCATCTTCAACAACCTGGATAGTAGCGATGTGTATCTGACATCATTCCAGGTGCGTGGTCAGGCTGTACGTCGCTCTAACGATGAACGTCGTATTGAGGTAAGCGTACCCTCTCCGGTAGCCACGGGTGAAAGCATCTCTGACACGTTCGACTTCAACGACGATGCTGATCAAATCGAGTCGTATGCACGGTTCACTGGAGCCGTAGCCAATACACTCCAGCCTCGGCCAGTCATGGTAGTCACGCCCCCAGATAACGCTACACTGGAGGCGTACCTTCAGCTTGAGCTAGGCGATGTCATACACGTCACGAATAGCAATGTCGACGAGGGACTGTACGTTGACTCGGACTTCTCAGTGGAGGGTATCAGCTGGTCGTTTGACGTTGGCTCACTGCCTCGGGTCCAGCTTCAGCTACTCAACCGAGACTACGTGAGAGGTAAACTGTTCAGAATCAGCGGTGCGTCACTGTACTCCACAATCAGTGGCACGGACCGAATTGGCTGGTAGGAGGATAGTAGACCAATGACTCGCTTCACGCCCACCGCGGCGAACACAGTGCTGGAAGATTGGCAAGCTGGAGACTACGTCGATGAGACGAAGTTCAAGGAGCAGATCGGCCAGAATGTGGAGTACCTTATGCAGACACACAATCACGACGGAGATCTCGGCGACGGAGGCACGCTACCTACAGCTGACCCAAAGTCGTTGTGGTTCTTTACCAGCGCTGCTGGCAGTCCATTCGCATAGGAGGAAGAGATGGCTCTAACAGGTGCTGCTTCAGAAACTGGCGCAGGCGCATTCATCAACAATGTGACACCGACAACTCTCGTCACAAACAGTCAGGGTGCAGGTCGCGTCGTTCGCATTGACAAGCTACTGATCACCAACCTGGACGCTGCCAGCAACGTCACGCTGACACTGTACAAGATCCCGTCAGGCGGGGCCGTTAGCGGCGATGACTACAAGATCATCAAAGCCCTGAACATCGGGCCAAGTGACGGGAATGGTGGATGTGAGGACATCCGAGAAGTCGCGGGGATGCTTCTGGAGAATGGTGACAGTCTGCGGGCACTTGCTGGCACTGCCTCCAAGCTGAAGTTCGACATCTCCTACTGGAAGGAGAGCTAGACATGGGTGCTGCTTCTCAGCTGAAGAAACTGTATCAGCAGGCCATCGGAGGCGTAGCTCCTAGCGACGCCGCTAGTTCCTCCGGCTCTATGGCGGCGATGCTCAAGTACCTGATCGCGAATCCGGCGACCGCGACCTGGGCGAAGCAGCGCGCCCTCGGAACGGACAACTTCCGGCGGGCCTGGGGTGGAACCTGGAATATGTCCGGGAACAGCGTCGGGTTCGAGGTGTCCCCGAGCACGAGCTCATGCGCGCTTTCGTGGGATTCGACGAACCATATTGTCCTCGCTGCGAACGTGAACGCTTCTGCGTCCAGTGTGGTCTGCACCACGGTCAGCGGACGGGTAGGGCCCTACGGTCCAGCGAATTCGGCATGGCCCGCCGGGTTTGCCAACCAAATTGGAGCGCTCGTGCCAAGTACGCCCAGCAAGCTGGTGGGGGAGTTCTATGGTAAATGGGCGATCGCCTCGGCGGCGCGATCCGACGACCGCTACTGGGGGTTTGGCGGTAGTACGCTGAACGCCGCGAACAGGGGCGTGGGGTTCTACCGCAAGTCAACGGGGTGGACGCTGGTTTCGTCGGATGGCGCAGCAGTGTCGGAGGCGACGGAGGCCGCGAATACGTCGGACGGGAACATGCACTACTTCCGGCTGGAATGGGCGGACGGACTGCTCACGCTCTACGTCGACGGTATTTCGAAAGTGACGAAGGCAACGAACCTACCGGCGCACACAGACACGAGTGGCTTCGTGACGTCGCAGGGATGCTACGGGGCCAGCGCTGACGCCTCGAACATCTGGTACATTGGTGCGATTTTGGGGTATTGGGCATGAAGCTGGTGAGAAAGGTCTCGAACTTCATGGCGGACGGGGTGACGCCACTGGTGTCGGTCGTGGCAGAGGACGCGAACGGCGAGTCTCACACCCTCGGGCCATTCAACTACGACCCGAGCGACGATGAGATCGTGGAGGCACTCCCGGCACCACCCAAACGACTCGCGCCGACGGCGGCAACGGGGAAGGCAGTACTGAAGGGTCTGCTGGACGACCAGCTCGCGGATGCGCAGGCGTGGGATTGGTTCAACACAAAGATCCAGGCTGATGCAGGTGTCGGGGCTGGGGCAAAGACCGCAGTGGCCAAACGGGCTACTGCAGAGTACACGGAGGCGAAACGGCTCGCAGTAGCCTGGGCGCAAGCCACCTAGAACAAGAGGGAGGTAACGGTGGAGGTCATCTTTTCAACCCTCACTCAAGACCCAGTGAATTCCTGGCAAGAGTGGGGACTAGCAGGGGCAATGATCGGCGTACTGCTGGCCTTGTTCGGAACGACCATGCTGCTGATCTTGAGAGCGGCAGTGAAACAAGTCGACAACATGCGTTCAGACGTTCATGCCATGATTCAACAGAACCAAAAGCAGAACGAGCGATTCATTGACTACCTGCAAGATGAGGCTCGCCGTAGAGAACGAGTGTTCGAGAGCATGACGGAACGTCTGGACGAACTGACCAATCAGATCAGGGACCTCAGAAGGATGTCGGAATGACGCCCCTGTTCTCTCGACTTCCAGCCGATGGACCACTCACCGGGAGGTTCGGCCAAACTGAAGGTTACGACCATCCGCATCGGGGCGTTGACATTGGCGTTCCTGTTGGCACTCCTGTCATCAATCCGTGCTTAGGAGATGCGAAGGTCCAGGCAGTGCACACGATCACAGTACCTCCAGTCTGGGGCGATAATAGCTTCGGTAACTGCGTGGTGGTGGACGTGCTCAACACTCCCTGGTACTACATCGTAGCTCACCTGTCACGCATCGACGTCAAGGATGATCAGCCGCTGAAGCCCGGAGACCAGCTTGGTCTTTCGGGGCAGAGCGGTGCTGACACACGAGGCGCGTCTCTGGGCTACGCCCCCCACGTCCACTGGCAAGTGTGCAAGTCAGCCGGGTTCCCCGCGGACATCTCTCAGTCAACAGACCCGCTTGATCTGTGCACGTTCACACCCACCTCAGGAGGTGAGCAGTTGTCGTTCGTCATTCCCCAGGAAGACTGGGAGAACTTGCTCCTGGCTGTCTTCTCGGGGGGTGAGGACCACGACGATAAGAAGGTACTGTTCTCACGCGAGAAGCGACTGGAGAATGCACGGTACCGCCTGAAGCAGGTCGCTGACGGCAAGACCACCAGCGTACAGAGTGCGGCCCTGTCAGCACTCGGCGTCGCTACCAAGCATCAACACAAGACGTCTCAACAAACGATCGTCACCGGGGAGGTTATGTTCTGATGAAAGCACGCATCTCATATCGGCTCAAGCAGTACGGCAAAGATCTCGGCGTTCTCATGGTGCTGCTCGTGCTCGGGTTCTTCATCGACAACTGGACTGGCATTCTGTCAGCGATCAATGACCAGATCCCGGGTGACACGCTGGACATTCCCGCCTGGGCAGCGGCAGCGGGTCTGGCACTCGTCGTGAACCTGCGGCGTGAGCTGAAGCCCAGCAGCACGGACGCGGGCACTGCCAACACCCCCTAGGACGCGCCGTACGGCCCAACACGGCTAGGGAAGGGGAAAGGAGCACTGTACACACTGCCACGCCCCTTTCCCGGCTGTGCCGCCCGCTACACGGCCTCGGCGCTCCAGGTGAGCACACGTCACAAAGGAAAGCCCCCGGTTTCGGCCGGGGGCACTTTTGTTGTGAGGGG